GGGTGTGACCACTAGTACCAAAGGCAGTCTGTATGGCATCAAACTCTCCATCTAAGTCCGATGCATTAATAATGTTACCGTCAGCAATATTGTTTGACGTATCGTTACGTGTATAACCTGCCATTAGCGTCTGCCTCTCATAGCATATTCAATTGTCATAGTGTCCAGCGTGTATGGTGGGTTAGTATCTTCTGACGCAAAGTAGAATGATACTGAGAATGCTGAGCCTACAAGTTGTGTTTTAAATACAGCCCTTAGTGAACCACCATAACGTGCAACACCATATGCCGCTGTTAATGTTCCGTAAGATGCTGGCGCAGTAGATGAGTTGGAAAGTGTAATCTGTTTAGCACCCGGCAAAACTGCATCAGGGTCATTGAAGTCAAACTTCATACTAGACTTAACGTCCACACTTCCTTCTGGGTCAATGTACATAAACATTTTGTACATCGTCTTACGAACTTCTGGGTCATCGAAGGGAATGAATGGTGTAGCGTATACAGCAGGAATGTTTGCTCCATCAAAGCTATTACCTTCGTCCATCCAAAATACATAGCCAGTGCGGTTAGTGAATACAACTCGTTCTTCGTTGTCATACACTTCACTATCCGCATGCATAACTTCAAAGTTCTTTAACTCTGACCATGCCCAGTATGTACCACCCTGCGGGTTAACAAGGTTAGCACCTAATAACCCCTTACCATTAATCAAGCTACTACCGTGTGCAAAGATACGGTACTGACTCTTACCACGAATAGTTACAGATGTAATCTCTGCATCAGGGTATGTAGACACTAAGTTGTTAACAGCATTTTGGATATTAGAAGCTACAGTGTCTAAGTTAAAGTCACCGATACGGTCTGTTGCACCTAATAGACGTAGTCCATCTGGACCTAAGAACATAATGTCCCCGCCCACTTCTCGTACTGATTTACCACGAGAACAACCTAAGTCCCGTGTTATAGGCAGAAGCTGAAAATCTGCAATACTTGTACCAGTAATACGTGAAATACTACCCGCACCAAATACGATTAGCTGCTCACGGAAAGAAATTAGTTTAGTTACTTCCGTACCTACAGAGATAACACCACCACCATTGGCAGCAGAAAAGTCATGTTCGTTAGCTGGTGCAGAAAATGTAACTAGATCTTTAGCTGCTAAGAATAACGTAGACTTGTTATAAGCAACTGTTGTTGCGTAGTACGCATCACTTGGAATAGAAGATAGTAAGATAAACTGTCCGTCTTCATCAAGTACAAAGGGATAACGTGTACCTGTTACACCTACAAGTTTAGACATCAAACCTGTATGAAACTCTACGAATTCAAATGTAGGTAGCACACCAGCTACATCTGTTTTAGCACAGTTGTAACCTGTAGATGTTACTGTTGCTCCATTAGCAGGAGAGCTAGCTAGTGCAGGGTAAATAGTTAGAGTGTATTCGCCACTACCAACTTCTGATACTGCATCGATACGATATGTTTTTTCTACGCCAGCAAACTGTATTGTAGCTTCTTCTGCAGGACGGTATTCACAACCTGTAATGTTAATCGTGTTACCAGTAGCACCAGTAGATGAAACAGTTACATTACTTCCATAGTAAGGTTTGCTAACCATTTCCCAGCCAGCAGTAGATGCAGACACTTTAGAAATAGCACCTGCGTTACGGAATATGCTACCACCACGAGATACTACTACATCGGAATCAAAATTAGCCAAGCCATAGATTTTATACGTAGAATCCGTTGCTACAACTGCTGCTTTGTCTGCTGGGCTAGATGCTAGCGCAGGTGTTACAGTAACAAGAGACTGTGCCTCATCTTCTTCGTATGAAGTTGCAGTAACTGTGTAGCTACCCGACACGCCATCAAACTCTAGCACATCTCCTACTACGAAGTCAACGAAGACATTACCAACCATAATGTTATTGCCAGACTGACCACTACCCTGTACAAACAAATCCCCGTAGAAAGGGACTGGAGTAGACACAACTTTTGTGTAGCCGTTAATACGTCTATAGCCACCCTTTACAGATGGCTCATAGTTAATAAGGATACGTGCAGAACCCGGATTGTTAAAACCCTGTTGATATGGACTTTGGTTTGTAATCAGGCCACCAGTAAATGGCACAACTTTAGTTTGCCATCCATCCATTAGTAACCCAACCCTGCACGTGTACGTGTATCAACAACGTTAATGAATTCATTAATAAGAAGAGAGGTCATGGCTTTAATACCATCTTCAAACTTCTTCTGCGCTATCTGTGCTGCTTGTGGATTATCACGGAACATGTATGCATGATACATAGCACCATCTACAATTACATGACGGAAGCGTTCTGGAATAGTTGGAACGTCAGTAGCATTAACCATATCTACTGGATAGATAAAGTATTCAAACTCTACTTCGTAGTCTTCGTCTGGTGATGGAACAAACACTAACTCACGTGCTTGTGACATACACACCATAGAAGGGACACTACCTTGTGCGGCAGTCTTATACTCTTCATCGATGTAGTTCTTAACATATTCGTTGTACTGAATCTGTTTTAGACGAGTAGCTTTAACACCGAGTGTTTCATCGGGAACTAAACGAATAGTGTCAAAGTCGATAACTTTAGCTTCTGCAGGGTACGAGTAACGATTATCACCTGCTACTAAATCAAGTTGAGTAGTGTTGTGGTTAAAAGGCCAGTTGTATTCTAGCTGATTGATGTCACGGATAGCCGCATTAACATACATCTTAGCCGCACTGTAAAAGCCATCCACATTATCGAAGTTTGTAGAATCTAGTGGTTCTTCGTTAAGACGTACACATACGTCATTAACCAATCCCATGAAATTATATGTGCTTGCCATTAGTAATGATCCCTAATCTTAATGCGTACTACACGCTCTGTAATAATAGATGCGCTAGTCTGGATGCGACAAGTAATCTTGTACGTTTTATTAGGTGTACCAGAACCTAAGTAGATGGTTGCAACGCTGTCTGTATTAGTAGAAGAAATGTGCTGAATGCCATCTTGCATTGCACCAGATGCCCATGCTGTCTTAACACCATCAACATCGATAAACCAATCTACACTACCAATTGTTTCTTGTGCGGCAAGAAATCTACTCCAATCTACAGAGTAGTCCAATACTTCGTCTGGATCTTTTGAAGGCCACTTTAGCGACATACTATCTTCCTATGCTGCAATCTTAACAACTCTGCTCTGGCTGTCAGCAGGAACAATAGCATTTCTACTTTCGCTGGCAGGAACAATAGCTGTTCGATTATTTGTATTTTGTCTCGGTTCTACATATGCCATGCGATCAGGTGCGAATGCATCTGGGTAGAATACAGTGACAACTGTGCTTACTGATTCTGTACCTTGATCAATCTGTAGTGCAAAACCTGAAACAGACTGAAGTGCTTTAGCAACTACTACAGAGTTGTCCGAGAAGTATGGTACAGCTTCTGTGCCGTACACTGACATAATAGCATCAGCTACAACTTCTAGATCACCTGTTATAGCTGTGCTTGTTACGTTGTCTAGTAGCAGATTAGAATCTGCAGTAACAACATTGTCACCTACTTCGCCAATGCAAATAGCAGTATCTGATGTAGGCAGTATAGTAGCTTCGGCAACAATTAATACGTTATCTACTTCGCCTGTTGCTTCTACAGAGTAGTTTTCAAGATTGACTACACCATCTGCCGTTACTTCACCTACACCACCATTCAGTGCCACACCCACAACACTAATCAGTGTATGTATAGAATCAGCAGTAATGATAATGTCTGTGTCTGCCGTAACAGTAGCAAATACAGAATCTGGAATGTATACGTTGTCTGCTGTTACAACGGTAGTGCCTACAAAGCCTGTTGCTTCTTCGCCTACAACAGGAGCAAACTCACCTACACCTTCAATGAATGTATAGCCGTCACCGATGAAGCCAGTAGCTTCCACGCTATTTGTCAGAGTGTTAGCTTCTGCAACTACTACGTTGCCACCCATCTGACCAAAGCCTAGTACGCTAGTGAGCAGCGTATTAGCTTCTGCTACAACTTCGGTGCTGCCTACACTACCTACGTTAGCATCCGTAGCAACAGGTGTATTAGCAGCTGCAGTAACTACACTGTCTGTATCTACTACAACACTACCTTCTACACTGTTAGTTGTGTAGTTGGAGTCTGCTGTAATTACCGTTACGCCAGTAAAGCCAGTAGCATTAACTGCCTGACTCTCAACAATGGCTACGCCAATTACACCAACCTGACCTTGTGCAAATGCCGCTGATACGCTAACCAATGTATGGTTAGAGTCTGCAGTGATAACAATGTCAGTGTCTGCTGTAGCTGATGCTAGAACGCCCGTAGGAAGCGTTACAGCGTCTGCAGTAACAACTGCGTCTGTTACACTACCTGTAGCAGAAAGACTCTCAGAAGTGAGTACAGAGTCAGCAGTGACTACTACATCTTCTAAGGTTGCAGTAGCTGATGTTCCAATGACAGGTGTTGTTGCTTTTGCAACAATTGTTGTAGTTCCTGCAGAACCATACGCAGTAGAACCAAGAGCTAATGTATTAGCATCTGCAGTAACAACTACATCAGTGACCGTAGCTATACCCACTGCACTTACAGTTACTGGTACGATTACACGGCTAAATACCTTAAAGCCTTCGCCAGATACATCTGCAACACCTGTAGCAAATACACCTGTTGGCTGTGCAGTAGCTGATGCCTTAGCAATAGCAGTTCCGACAAGAACACTACCTACAGTGCCAGTAGTAGGAACATTAGCGTCTGCGGATACAATTGCTGTATTGTTCTGTGCTGTAGCAACTACACCATCAACCTGATGGATAGCTACACCTACAACACCTACGCTACCTTGTGCAAAGGCTGCGGATACACTCACTAATGTATGCGTAGCATCTGCTGTAATAATAACATCTGTATCAGCAGTAGCACTTGCATGTACAGATTGTGGAGTTAAGTTGGCATCACCATATACAGAAACGCTACCTATGTTGGTAGCAGTAATGGCAACGCCAGAAACAGGAACAGTGACAGGAACCTCACCATATACGGCAACACCGTATCGGCCTACTCCATATATAGCTTGATTGTCTGCCACTGTTTATGCCTCTACTATTAGGCGATACGGATGATTGCGTTACTAGCGTCCGCTGTAGGAAACTGAATAACGAAGTCACCGTTAGTAGAAGTTTTGTCACCGCCAAATGCAAGAACTGCAACAGCGTTAGTAGTACCAGTACCACCATCCGCAGTAGAGTTGTAGATAAGTGCACCGTTAGCAGTGATAGTTGCGCTTGCCCATGTAACGTCAGCAAAGTCAACGAATGCAGTTGTACCAGAAGTTACAGGATCGATGACAGTCATAGACTTGCCACCAGCAGTGTAACCAGTACCACTCACTTCATTAGTAGTAGAGTAGTTGGTAGTAGATGCACCAAGAGTTGCCGATGAAGTGTACAAAGCAATCTTAAAGGTGTCGCCACCTGTAGAGTTAAAGTCGTGCTTGGCTTCCAAGAGTTCTTTCTTGAAAGACGTACACATTGCAGTAGTAATAGCCATTACTCAAACCTCTTCAATGTATGTCGTTCTGCGCTATCCATTGCCTGTTTAAAGTAGATAGCGATCAGCTTTTCTATTTCATTTCTAAACTGAAGTACCTGCTCACGTAGTTCTTCTGGAGCAGAGTCACTAACATGTACAATTTTATCGCATACTAACTTTGACCATTGCTCTGGAGCTAGTGGGCCATCGTCTGAAGCGATTACGTTTGCTTGAATTACAGGTAGCATATTTATCTTTAATCAGGTAGTGGAAAAGGGGAGACGAGTAGTCCCATCCCCCCCCTATGTAGCTCACAGATTATGCGAGGTTGAAACGTGCAGTCACAATAGCTTCTGGACGTAGGATCTTGCGACCGTATAGGTGCATACCACGTACAACGTCAGCGAAGCTGTCTGGATCACGGTAAGTTTCAGTCTTGTTGATCTGCTCAGCAGTAGCAACTGCAGAAGAGTGACCAGCAACAACTACACCGTAGTTAACACCAGCGTTTGAGCCACCAGTAGTAGCAGAGCCAGTACCAACAGATGGTAGGTTGTTAGAAACGTAAACTTTGAAGCCGTGTAGGTTGTTAGAAACCAGACCGTTCTGTAGACCAGAACCACCGAAGTCAGAGTTGAAGTTGCGAGCATCTTCATCTTTCAAGATTTCAGCGAATACTGGATCGATAACAATCCAACGACCTTCAGTAGAAACGTTCTGTAGGTCAAGCTTACGAGCCATACGAGCAAGAACCTGAAGCGGTGAAGCTTCACCAGCACCAGTGAACGCACCCTGCTGACCCGGCATACGTGGACGGATAGCGATAGTGTCGCCATTAGTCACAGTCTGACCGTTTGCAAAGTCTTCAGCGTCTAGCTTGTTAGTATCAAGTAGTTCGTCAGAACCAGCAGAAGTGTTAGCTTTAGTACCGTTGACAGTAGTGTTTACTGTGTCAGCAGCAGAGTGTAGAGCAGACTGAGCGTAACCAGATAGGTAGCCAAGAACTTCTTGGTCGTACTGGTCACGTAGGCGGTAAGCCGCACGGTCAGTAGCCATCTGCATAAAGTTAACATGAGAGTGAGCTTCTTCGATGTCATCCATTTTGAATGCAAAGTAGTTAGCTTTATCAACTACTAGAGAGAAGTCAGCGTCATCGATAGCCTGTGCAGAGATCGCAGTACCACGCTCGTAAGCAGATACAGAGATTTCTGGCTCTTTGATGATTTTAACTGAATCACCCATGTTAGCGATTTCACCGAAGTAATCGCTGTTAGTGATAGCTGCTACAGTAGAAGCTTTACGGAATGCAAGCTGTGCTTGCTTAGAGTAGATAACTGGTGAAAAGTTACCATTAGGTAGGTTGTTCCAACCTGTTGCTGCTGCAAATGCCATGAGTATTCCCCTTGTTTAGATAGAAGGCATTATAGAGAAAGTGTGCTTATGCGTTATTAGGAGGGCATACTACGATGCTCCTGCTCCTTTGTTGCTAGCACTATTAACTTCTACAGGGCCAACGGCTAAGCAGGGTGGATAAGTCTCTCGAC